ACCGACCTGCCATCGACCAATCCCTGCTCCTGCTTCGTCCGCATCCGCTTGAGTTTGCGTGAATAGGTCGGCACAACTGCTTTTTCCTTGTTGGCTATCCAATCAGCCATGGCTTGGGCAGGTGGGTAATTGTCTTTGTATTGGAATGGCGACCTTGGAGCCTTTACGCTTGACGTTTTGCCTCGCACCCCTTGGTCCACATACTTCCAATAGGGGTTAGCCATGATAGCCACGACGATTTGCTTTGCGGATAGTTCGATGTCTTCGGGGGCGATAGATGCCGATAGCGTTCCCCCTGCATTTGCGTTGGCTGCTTCAAGGTTCTTCTTCGCAAGTTCGATGACCCGTTCTATCCACTTGACCAGCACGTCGTGGGTTGGCGACTTGCCTCCACCCTTGGGGCCGACGACTGAACCAATGCCCTCCAAAGCGGTTTGGTCGATGCCTTTCATCGAACCGCTACCGAACTTACCTACGGGTTGGCCATTCGCAAGTATGGTTGTTTCCATGTGGGTAAATGTCCCCCGTGCTGGAATGTGTCTATCTGCGTCTTGCTCGTTCCGCCTCCATCCGTTCGGCTTCCAAAATGTCGTGAATCAGCAAGGCATAGTTCAAGAACTCCACCGCCTTCATCGCAAAGATGGCATCGAATTTCAGTACATCCTTATTTGCCATCCTCCACACGACCATGAGCCAACCGTAACCGGCAAGAGGGCTTACGTCAGCCCCTCGGCCTTCGTCATCAGGTGCTTGGAATAGTCGCTCAAAACTTTCAAGTAGGATTCTGAACTTAGCAAAAAAAAACTGACAACCCCCCAAACGTCGCCCACCTTGGCGTACTTCTTCATTAGTTCGGCTCGCTCGGCATGGGCAGCCCCGTCGTATTTCTTGGGGAAGAATCCGAATAACCCACCTTCCCTGCACAAGGTCGCCATGATTCGATGAAGGTTCTGCAGGAGTTGTTTCTCGTCCGTCGTGTTTGCGTCCATGAGTTCAATCAACTGCCCAGCCGTCAACTCATCCGTGAACACGGTCGGAATCCACCACTTGCCCCCTGCTTTGAACTTCCTCTTGTACCCAAGGGCAGGCAATGCGTTCCACTCGCTGATAATAGCCTTGTAACGCTTTAGGACGGTCTTGGCGGGCATTTCTCTTACGAGCGATATATCGACCCCCTCAACAATTGCAACGACTCCTGCGCGCTTGTCGTAGTCCCCAAGGACGCTTGAAAACTCAATGGCTCCGATGCGTTGGAACTGGTCAATGGTCAGGTCTTGGAGTTTCATAGTTTCAAGAAGGTTTTGTAGGACGATGCCGACGATGCCGATGCAAGGTACTGACTGAACTCCTTATCAGCCTTGCGTTCTTTCTCCGAGTAATACCAAGGAATGTGCCTCGCTGACTCAAGCAATGAAACCCCACCGATGAAGTACTCCTGCCGATTGTAAACGGCAAAGGTCGTGTCGATAGGCACGTCAACTCTTGCTGCCATGATGACCCGTGAGTTACGCTGACGAGTCGCTTCGTAATTGTTCACGTGGGTATAGTACGACGACCTTGGAGGCACGTCATCCCATCGGAGCGACAGGCCGACCTTGCCTGCTTGGGGGAATTGTTGCAACCACTCCAAGCACATGGGAATCGTCCGCTTGCTGGTCTTGTAAAGGTCAAGGTCCGGGTCCGTAACCGCATAGAACGGCTCTCCCAGTTGTTGCACCAAGCCCGAAGTCCATGGGGCTTGATGGCCCAAGTTTTGGTCAAGCATTACGACCTTGCAGGGGTTGGTGGCGTACCACTCCAGCAATGGTTCGTAGCTTGAACCGTTGTCAACGATGTAGATGTCCCCAATCCCCTCCCACTTGCTCAAGTCCCTGACCATCGCCTTGGGCCATGTCAGCAGGTTGCGGTTGTTGATGATGACGGGGATGCCCATGGTTAGAACTTGTAAACGGCAATAAGGTCGTCGTATCGGCCCGATTCGCTAAGGTCTATGGCCTCAAAGATTGAATTGCTCGGTGCTACGGCCGACAGGTTTACAAACCAATCCTTACTCTGAACGTCCTCAATCATTAAGACACCTCCTTGGTTCATCAACGGTGCATACAGGTTAACAACCTGCAACATAGAGCTTAAGGTGTGCGGGCCGTCGTCCAGCAGGAAGTCAATGCCGTTCTTAAAATAGTCCCTTGCTACCTGCACGGATTCGGGTGTGTAGGCCGATGCGATGTGAAGCCTTGAACGAGTCCAGTCAATGTGCTTGTCAGCCTTTGGTTTGACTTGGTTGGCAATGTCGTAGAACAGGAACTTGGCCTTGGGCAGATACTTGCACCACATAGCCATGGACCCTCCGTGCCACACGCCTATCTCCACGAAGTTGATGGAGTCTGCTCGCATTTCAGCCAAGTACTTGGCATAGGTGCTTGTGTAGTTGTGGCCGTTGGCTTTGTCGGTTCCTCCATCATAGTCGGCACCATTGAGGTCTAACTCGTCGAGGATGGCGATTAATTCTTTGTCTTTCATAGTTAAAATGTGATTACAAACTTTTCGGGACCCGGCCAGCCGGGGTTGGAGTCGTGGACCTTCGTGTTGGGCTTCTTGCCAATCCAATGTTCGGCCTGCCAGCGGTGGTCCCGTACAGGTTCGCCCAGTTCCTTGATGTGGCTTGACTTGGCCCACCAATAAGTACCGCCAAAGTACGGGTAGCCGTCGGGGTTGTTGTGGTCCGCCATGTGAGGGAACTGCTCCTTGGTAATCCAATGGCATCCCACCGCATCCACCCCTTCGAGCAGTTGCAGGCAGCGTTCCCAAGCCACGACGTTGAAGAAGGTCATGCTGCGATTCCACAACTGGTTTATCAAAGAAGGGTCGCTTGCCCCCTTCGTGTGGGCGTATAGGTACACGGCTTCCTCTTCCTGACTTGCCCGGTACATTTCGGTCAGGGTCGCCTGCTCCCAAGCGTTGGTCCGGGTTACTACGACCTTGACCTTATCGGCAACCATCGAGCCTTCCAGCACCTCCTTGACCGCTTTGCGTTGTTCGGGTGGACCGACGATGCCTACACGGATTTCGTCCAAGACCCCGATAAGACCGTAGTTACAGACCGCCATCATATGTTGGTTGAGGATTAACTGCCAATTCCCTCCGCAATAGATGTGGTAGTAGTGAACGACTTTCATAAGGTCCAAAGGAGGGTTAGAAGGGTGATGATGAAGAAAACGGCTGCAAGCGTCTTGCCGATTTCGATGAGCAGGTCAAGGATGCGTTCGGGGTTCATTTAAGCAGTAATAAAATCTTTCATAATGTTTGGGGTTTAGTACCGCAAAGTTAAACGGCACGATATACTTTATCAAAATACTCATCTCTATTACAAAAATCTGTTCTGTGGGCGTTTATCCCATCACCGTAAGCGTCTTTTAATTGCTCTATCTCTAATTTCTTAGCCTCTTCCACTATTTGGGCAACTCTTTCCTTATGGACAGGCAATTCGTCTGCCGTACAAAAAGTCCCGAAATAGTCCTCTTTGGTCATCATTTCAACAATCCACTCAACTGCTGTTTGCTTCATGCCCCAAAGTTACACCACAACGTACTTACCTGAGTTACTGACCCGTAACTTGTTGAGGGCCACATACCGCATCGCATCGCAGGCGTGGTTGAAGGAATCAATCGGGACCCCTGTGTTCTTGCCTTCCTTGTCGGTTGCCCAAGTGTAGGACCGCAATTCCTTGATGAGGTTGGTGCTATCCTTGGTAACCTGCAACTTAAAGCGTTTCAGGATGTCTATCCCGTTCCGAACCGAATCGGGGCCTTTCTCCGCTGGCTTGATGTTAAAGCCAAGTCGGTAGATTTCTTCGATGCTCTTGGGTTCGGCTGAATCGGCCACGATCTCCCAAGCCCTTGTGATGCCCAAGGACCGCAACTTGTCTGCGATGTCTTGGTTGGTAAGCCCCGTAGCGTAGAGCAGTTCCTGAATCAGCAGGCAGTCCCCTTGGCGGTAGATAGCGACCAATGCCGTAGGGTCGTTGCTAAAGCCCCAGTCAAGCCCAAGGGCGACGAATTTCGCTCGGCTGACATCTATACCCTCCACGACCTCGAAGTCCTCGTATATCGCACCCTGAAGCGTCCCGACTTGACCGAGGCCGTAGACCTTCCACCAGTTCGCCCAATAGGCAGACGTTTCGGCTTTGGTGCGGTTGAGTTCGATGTCCCGCTTGATGGTATCAGGCAGGGCCTCGTTGTCGTTGTAGGTAAGGATTATCAGTTCGGAATCGTCCTCATGAAGGACCTCTGTATGCGCCCAAAATTCGTGAGTCGGGTTGAAGTCGATGTAGATGGCCTCGCTGGTACGGATGGCGAGTTGGTAGTAGGACTCAAAGTCGATGTTGTTCGCCTCGTTGATGTAAACGACCTGCCTCCTTGCACCTCGGAGCCTTGCCTCGGAATCAGCAGAGAAAAACTCGATGACCGAGCCGTTGGCGAAGTTGTAGGTCAGGAGGGTCTTGTTCCATCGGTCTGCGACCCATCGGTTTGTCCATTGCATAACCTTGGCGAAGTCCTTGATTGCTCCCCTTCGTAGGTGGGGAATGGATTCGGACACGACCGATATCTCGGTCTTCTTCTTTGCTGCGATGTCGATGAGAACTGCAAGGATGGCGAGTGTTTTCCCCGCACTTGTTCCGCCTTGGATGACCTTCTTCCGGGCCGTCATCCGACGGATTCGCCTGATAGCGGTCGTGTACTTAAATTCCATCCCCAAACAGGGGTTGCTCAATGTGGACAGTTTGCTCGACCTCCTGCTTGGGTTGACCGTACACCCTTGAGAGCAGGGTTTCCATCGAGTAGAGTGTTCCCTTCTCAATGGACTTGCGGATGGCCGAGGCGATGGTCTTTTCGAGGACCGTTGCCGTTGGGTTGTCCCAAACCGCCTTGACTTCCTCCAAGGTCATAGCCATCATGTTTTGGATGGTGTCGTTGATTTCGGACCGCTTGTAGCCTTGGTCAACCAAGGTGCTGACGTACTTGCGTGGACGACCATTGGGGTTGCCTGACTGCCCTTTCTTGAATGGATTGAGGTTCGATATATCAGGGTTGGGATTCACTGATTAATCTCTGTTTTGTAAGGCAGTCCGTTCCTCTTGACCTCCAAGGTCGGGTCAAGTTTAAGCATCCTGTCCACGATGACTTGGCAGTACTTCGGGTCAAGTTCCATGCCGTAGCACTTGCGGTTGAGTTGGTGGGATGCTGCTATTGTTGAACCACTACCTAAAAACAAATCAAGGATTAAGTCGCCATCAAAACTCGAGTTTTTAATTGCCTTTTGAATCAATTCTTGAGGTTTGAGTGCTGCATGCATGCCCTCTTTGTTTTCTCTTTTGATAAGCCAAATATTTGCATCCGTTATTTTATGCTCTCTGCTTATTCCCTTTTTATTAGTTATGCTAATTCCGACATTCCCGACAACACCAAACATAATTAATTCGTGCTGGCTTCTATATGCAAGGCCAAGCCCAGCGTTTCCTTTGTCCCAAACTATCATGTTTTTTACCGTTAACCCTGCCTTTGTGTAGGTTTCCAAAACAGCAGCCCAACTTTTCCAATCAAGGCATGAGTAAAAATGCACGAAAGGTTTGCATGCCCTCATTATTGAGTTTCCAATTAAAAGAAAAAATGGCCTAATCATTTTATCATCTGCAACGGCAACGCCAGTGCTATTCCCAAATAACGCATAAGGCGGGTCGGTAAACACCATATCCGCCTTCTGCCCATCCATCAACTTCGCAACGGCATCGCTATCCGTTGAATCCCCACAAAGCAAACGATGCGGACCAATCTCGAACAGGTCGCCCAGAACGATGTCGGTCTGCACTTCGTCAGGCATCTCGTAGTCATCTTCCTCCGCTTCCAGTTCCTTGGCGTTGTCAAAGTCGGGCAGGTCAAGACCCCACTCTTGCAGTTCCTCGGTGTCCCATTCGTTGGCAAGCATATCCCAATCCCACTCCCCTCCGCTTACGTTGTCCTTGATGATGAACTGCCTTTGCTTGTCCTCGTCCCAATCCACGACTTGAATCGGCACGTCCTTCCATCCAGCCTCACGCATGGCCTTAAGCCTCATGTTGCCTCCAAGCACAACCATATCGGTATTGACCACAACGGGACGAACCTCGGCCATTTCAGGCAGGTCTTTAATGGACTGCACGAGTTTCTTGAACTTGTCGTCCTTGATGACCCTTGGGTTGTTCGGGTTGTTCTTGATTGTGCCTATGGGTACTCGTTGCATCAGTATTCAATTTTGTCGATTAGGTCGCTTATCTTGTTTACGATTTTCATTTTCACTTCGTACTGGTTCGGGGCATTGGAATCGTCCACCGCTCCGATGCAGTCGCAGAGGGTGGTTATGACCATCATAAGCGAGTCCATCCGAGCCTGCACCTGTGCCTCGTCATCCTTCGCCTTCAAGTTCCCCAAGTTCCCGGAGTTTATTTCTTGACCATGAGAGAGCCGACTTGCCACCCCAAAGCAGGTAACTGATGTAACCGCAGTCCGAGGTATCGTCAGCGTTGTCGTAGTAGGTTTCTGCCCTTGACAGGTAGGAGTGCATCCGCTTGATGGTTTCCACCGAGATGGCTTCCCCGTTGGCTAACTGCTGCGCCCGGACCTTGCCCGTCTGCGTCGCACACTTGTTCCCGTTCCTTTCGTTGAGTTCTATCCCTCGCTTGGCATTCGACCGAATCTCTTGGCCGTAGTCCGAATAAGACTCGAACTGCTGCCTCTTGTGATTCTCCCACGTTGAGCCACAAACCGCAAGCCGTTGAGCCGTATCGGGGAACTCTGCATTGGTTTGGTTATTGCTCATGCAGCGACCGATGAAGCCTTCTTTGCTTTCGTTATTGTTCGGAATTGGCAGGGGCATTCAGGGAGTGGTTTATGGTGTTTTGGTTTACTTCGAGGAACAAGTCCGCTTGTAGGTAAATGTATTGGAGAGCCGATTTTACGCAGTCTGCGCACCACCAATTCGTAGGCGGTCGTCCGTGAGCGGTCAAGATGGCTTGCAGTTCTCCAACCGCATCGGGTGGCAGTCGCATCGTTAGGGAGGCGATGTATTGGTCCCAGTACTTCCTGTGCTTTTGGGCCACGATGAACTGGTCGTTGGTCATTTGAAGGTCCATTCTCGGAGTAGGATTGCGGTGGCAGATGTGGCAAGGCCGAGGATAGGGGCCAAGTACCATTGGCACGTTGGCAGGGTCAGCAAGACCCCAAGCCAAAACCCAAAGCAGGTCATACAACTAAACGGCTTCCGCTTCGCAAAGGGCAAAGCGTAGAACCATCCCGGCAGCACCCGGAACTCCACGACCGCAAGGGTCGCTAAGGCACTAATCAGGATGGGAAACACCAGTATATCCATTTGCTTCGATTGCGGTTTTGATTTTGGCTTTGGCCTGCTCGATGGAGTAAATGATGGACCTGTACGGGATGCCTGTTTCCCGGCTCATCGCCTTCATATTGCCTGTCTGCATGAGCAGGTTGAGCAGTTCCTTGTCGTACGGGAAGGCCCCATCCTTGGCCCAAGAGTCCATCTCTTGCTGGGCAATAGCCCAAAGGTCGTCGAGCAGGGAGTCGTAGTCCTTGCTTAGTTCTTGGGTTTCGGGATCCACTTCGACCCGCTCGTCGTGGTGGCGGTACTTCTTCGCAAATTGATTATTGTTGCCCCGGTACAGGTTCATTATCAGCCGAACGATGTAGAAGCGCAGGTAGCCTTGGACCTGCATCTTGGTAATCTTGTCGGGGTCTTTTTCGAGCAGAATCAGGACGACCTCTTGCTCGAGGTCCTTCCAAAGCGGATTGCCCCCCGTAATGGTGAGGCAAGCCTTGCGGATTTCTCCGCTGCGATAAAGGTCAAGGATGGTAGCCTCTGCGTTCACTCACGCAAAGATGGAGGGGGTTCTTCCTAATGTTGCAAAAAATCCCGTGTCCTGTTTAAAACCTGTGTACGCAGAAACTTGATGTCGGGCCTTGCTCTCATGTTTATCGCAAGGATTTCGAGGTTGTGCATGACGGTTGCGTGGTTCCTCTTGATGATACGCCCGATTTGGCAGTAGGTGTAGAGGTATTCCGAGTAGGCGATGTCGGCAAAGATGCTTCGAGCAAGGACCAGTTCTTGGGTCTTGACTTCGCTCAATATATCATCGGGGCTGACTCCTACAACCTCTGCGGTATAGCCGAGAATGGTTCGTGAGATTAGGTCCATGTTAGAACGGGTTAGGAGGTAGTGGCATCCAATGGCTTACTTCGATTAGGAACCAAGTTTGGTGTTCGTAGTACCATCGTCCATCGCCCAGCCATGCGTAGGCTTGATTCATGTCGGTCGTGAAAATCAGGACAGGCTCGTAAGGTGTCGGCATACGGTCCAAGCATTTAATCCATTCCATGTCAGGCGTTTTTGGCTTGGAGGATTCGACCGAGCAGGGTCCAGTTGACGGACCAAGCCTTGATGGTTTCGCTTTTGTCGGGTCGGTTGCAGTTGACGCACTCCTTGCGGATGTGAATCTGCCAGCGTCGGAAATCGGTGGGTGTGGTTTTCATGGGTTTGGGGTTTGGTTATTGGTTATTATTCTCAACGACCTGTCCTTCTTCAAGTACGGTCATTTCGTAGTAGTCCGTTCCAAATCCGTATGCATCGTATTCGTTAGGACTGCCCTTTGGGTAAACTTTTTCAATATGCTTGTTTACGGCTTTGATGGCTTCTTCTTCGCTTTTAGCAATGGTGAAGAACGATTGCTCACCGTGTCCTTGTGGTTGGAATGCATATAGTTTCATGGGTTTGGGGTTTGGTTGGTAAGGTTATAGGCTGACGCTGGGGGAGGTTTGGTAAGACCAGAGGCTGACGATTATACCCGATTGCGTATAGATTTTGGGTTTTTCTATAAATTATATCCGATGGGGTATAATACAAATCTACACAACTATTCCACACCTGCAACCACTCGCTGAAAATCCTCAACGCTCCTGATGACCTCGTATCGGTAGCCTGCCTCTTGGACCACCCCCTGCCACCACTTTTGCGACAGGGACTGCTTTCCCTTATTGGCTTTGAACTCCAAGAAGATAGCCCCTTTGTCCGATAGGTAGGTCATGTCGGCCACTCCAGCGGTCAGTCCGATACCCTTGAGAAAATGACCGTTTGTTCGGCTTCGTGGGTTGTTAAGGTTCAGAAACAACCGCCCTTCTTCGTGGGGCTTCAAGAGTTTGAACAACTTCACGCAGGCTGCTTGCAGGGTGTATTCGGGGGTCATAGCGGATACTCGTTGGCTTTGGTGTAAGGTAGTTGACATTGGACTTGGGCGATACCAAGGCTTCCGTTCCTGTTCTTACGAAAGATGACCTCCATCAGGTCCTGCTCTGCGCTCTTGTCGTGTTCGTAGGGGCGATAGACAAAGGCGATTTTGTCGGCATCGAACTCCAGTTGCCCGGTTTCCCTAAGATCGGACATGATGGGACGATGGTCGGACCTGCCTTCGGTTGCCCTTGAAAGCGAAGAAACCACGACCCCGAAGACTTTTTGCCTCTTGCAGATTGCTTTGAGTTGCTTGGAGATGTTGGTCATCTGCTCGATTTTGGGCTTGGGCTTGTCAATCTTCGCAGGCTCTACGAGTTGCAGGTAGTCAAGGTAGAAACCAACGATTCCGAACTTGGCCTTGAGTTTTGCTATCTCGCCTTCGATGCGGTCGAGGTTTGCTTGGTGCAGGTCCACGATGTAGAGAGGCTTCCCTTTGAGTTGGTCAGCCTTTTGGGCCAAGGTCAGGTACTGCTCGGTGCTGATACGCTCGTCGGGTTTTAGGAATGCAGAGCCGTCCATCGTTCCGAGGTTCGAGAGCATACGTTGGGTCAGTTGATCAGCGGACATCTCCATCGTGAAGAACACGACAGGGATTTCGGCCATAGCTTGGTTCATCGCTATTTGGAGAGCAAGCAAGGTCTTGCCCATTGCAGGACGACCACCTACGAGGATGAACTCGGATGGCTTGAACCCGGTGCAGATGTTGTCGAGCGGTCGTATAAAGGTTTGGTAGATTTGGTCCTTGCGTCTGCCTTCCCGGACCTCGTTCATGTTGGCAAGAAAGTCCTTTGCCAGTTCATGGGCTAAGGATTCGGAGGCGTTGGATTCAACGGCTTGAATGGATTGGTAGCGTTGGAAGGCTTTGGGAATGTCCCTGTCATGGGCGAGTTCTTCCATGATTCTCGCTTCTTCACGTTCCTTCCAAAGGTCGTGCAGGTCGGATGCGTAGGTCTTCCAGTTGCTTACAAGCCCCGCTTCGGGGTCAATCCCTTCAAGGAGTACGTGGGCTTGGCCTTGGTCTGCGAGGTGTTTGTAGACGGTAACGATGTCAATCTCTCGCTCTGCTTTGTGGAGGGACTCGATAGCCCGATACAGGAGGACGTTGTTGCCCGTGAATAGGCGTTCAGGGATTTGTGTCAGGAGGACGGTTCGGTTTACGAACTTGTCCATGAGGCAGCCGAGCAGTTTGCGTTCAGCGGACAACTGGTAAGGGTTCATCATCGGAGGTTAGGTTTGAGTATGCAAAGTTAGGTGTACGCTGGATGGCTTGGTCCTCCCATCGCTTGCCGTTGAGGTAGGTGGAAGGATGCGGAACGAATTGTGCAGGGGTTTCGGAGTACAGTCTTGCAATGTTGCTGACTGCCAGTTCTTGCTCGGTCTTGGTTAGGCGTAGGAAGGAACGCTTGGCTCTTGCCTTGTCGGTCTTGCGTGGGAATGTTGTCCAAAATTGGTCAAACCTTTGTTCATTCTCATTCTCCTTTTCATTGTCCTTTTCATTCTCCTTTTCATTTCCATTCTCATTATCATTTCCATTATCATTATACATTAGGTTAGGGGATGGTTCGGGTATGGTTAGGTCTTGGTTAGCCTTTGGTTTCCCACCACGCAAACCTGCTTCGTATTTGCGCTGATTAGCAGCGATTTGTGGTTTTATGGCCTCCCATACTGCTTGTGAGTAGCGTGTGAGTTCAGGCTCAACTTGGTCGAGTGCGTACGCAATTATTGCGTGATAGACCTCCAGTTGCTCACTTGCTTCGAGGTGCTGGATGCTCCTTTGGAAGGAGCGGTAAAAGACGAATGAATCTCTCATATCCCGAATTTTATTGCGATGATACACTCTTGGGGTATGTCCTTAAACTCCGTGTACATGAATTTTTGCCGATGATTGCCAACCTGATTTTGCCTATATCTGCACGGAATCTTTCCTTGTGCATGGAGCATTTTATATCTTGCAAGGTCAATAAGGCAATACCGTAAGCATTCGGTATAGTCCGGGTTAACATAACCAACGAAGTATAGTTGAGCGGTGCAAGTGTAATAATTGCCAAGCACTCCACTATTTTTTTCGGTTTCAAATGTAGCCGTATTGAATGTAGTGGTTAAGCACTTCTCTTGCAGCGTAAGCCTTGCGTTGTTCTCAAGGGTTAGAATCACATCAATTCCTTCTCGGTAGTCATAGGTAGCCAATAAGTCAGTCTTGTTTACCTCGGTTATTCCCTCTCCCTCAGATATTGGAAGAAGTGAACGGTATATGCTATTAAATAGCGATTCGGATTTCTTGCTATTGTCAATCCTCTCCGCAAAATGACGACCAATATTTAAGTCGTTTACAATATGAATCCTATCTATACCAAGCATGGCTCGACTCCTGTTAAAGCGTAAAACCTGCTCAATATCACATTGCCATATTGAGGGACAATTTCATAAGCGATGCATTCCCTGTTGGTTTTTTCGCAAGCAAGCAGGGTTGAACCACTGCCACAAAAAGGGTCAAGAACAATGTCATGCTCAACCGTTAATGCATTGATGACATCCATCATAAGCAATACAGGCTTTTGGGTTGGATGAAATCGTTGGTCCCCATTGCCAGACAATGAGTCCGCATTGATTGCGCCTCCGTGTTGCACCCTTATCATGATGCTTGACTTTGTCGTATTGGCTGATTGAAACCAAGCAAGTTCAAATGGGCTTCCAAGCATCGCATCGGCTGCCTCGGTCAATCTCTTATCCCAAACCATCCAACCACCAACAGGCAACGCTGGAGAATAATAATTAGCACCAAATAAGCATACGTTAGTAAAGTGCAAGAATGGCTCTGGGTCAAATTGTTGATCATCACCAACTATTTTCTCGTGCTTGGTCTTGTTGGTATTGCAGGTGTAATCCGGGTCATAGTCAATACCATACGGAGGGTCGGTGATGCAAGCGTCTGCATACTCATCCTGATAGTCAAAGTAACTCCCAATAGTTAATCGATGCCGACCTAATTGCCACGTCTGCCCCAGTTGACAGTTGTATGCTTCAGGGCTTGCCATATTAACCTTGACCTCTTCTTGTTGAACGATTAGTCGTTCCTGCAATCGGTTCTCCGCTTCCACTCGTTTCTCTTCCTTCTTGATTTCCTTGTACGCCTGATTAATACTGACCTCGCCAGTGCGTAGTTGCTGCTTAACCTCATCGGTAGCCTTGGCTTGAAGAACCTTGACCTTGGCGATGGTGTCATGGCTGACGTTGGCAATCTTAGCAAGTTCTTTTCCTGTTTCAATAGGCTTGTAACTTTCCTCAGATTTCTGAGGAATGTCTATTCTTGTGCCTTGATTCGCCTTGGCCTTATCTCTAAACACTTGCTCCAATTCCAAAGCCAAGACGCTGCGTTGAAATGCTTGCAGGTTACGCCTGCCAAACTGGTTAAGAATCATCCACTCCTTGCACTCATTAAGGTCCGCAAATTGCATTGCCTTAGTCGTGAACGGTATGCCAAATTCCTGTGCAATGGAATAGCGGTTGTGTCCATCCACAATCGTCCCATCCCAAGTCAGGATAGCTTCACGGATGCCTTCCGATAGAATGTTGTTGGTTAGTTGCTGATATTCTAACGAAGTTAGCGAAGGTATCAGTGATTGAAGTTCGGGGTTGATGTTGAGTTTTTGCATGGTTAATTGGTTATGTGGTTAAAAAAAAAATACCCCCGACTGATTGAGGCAGCCGAGGGTAGGGGCGTATGAGAACCCTTTATCGGTAGTACCGTGTGGCCTCAATTACACACGGACTGACGCACAAATATACGATTAGAATGGCAAATCACCGTCTTGGGGTGCAAGATTTCCACCGCTGGTCTGCTGCTGGATTGGCTCTACTTTGCCGGATATGAACCGCTTGCCATTGGATTCCTTGACCCACCCGGATAAGCGCATCTTGGTTCCATCGGGGAGAACCACGTCGCCCCGATAATCGGGACGCTTAGGGTTGTCGCCCTTATCGTTAGCGAATAGGGTGAAGGTGTTGGGTTGGGGGGTGTAACTCATGGGTGGGGGTTGTAAATGGTTGGGGTTGGGGTTTCGAGTTTGTGATAGTACGATTTGGTTACTCCGACATAGCCGGATTTGAGTAGGTCGTGCAGCACCCGGTAGGTGTAGCGTTCTTTATTGCCCAGCAGTTCAGCGATCTGCTTGGCTCGGTATGGGCGGTCGCATAGCAACCTGTAAACCCTTACGGCATCGGAGGCTCTTCTCATTTGAAACTAACGGCTATGGACGCTTTGGTGGCCTTGGCGGTGCATACTGGAACCTGCTCGCCCGTTGATTCGTCAAAGATAGCGGTCTTCCCGGCTTGCCGAAAGGCCATCTTGAGCAGTTCCTCCCTCGCTTTGAGTTGGGCTTTGAGGTCGGCATACACTTCGTCTTCCTCGTAGTTCGGGGTCAGGCTCCCTTCCTTGAGGGTAATCTCTGCTCCGAAGGCGGAGAAGGTCTTGCCGTGCTTGCTGGCTTCGTCGGCAACGGTCTGCTCGGTGGCCTTGATGGTTGCTTCCAAAGCCTTGACGATGGCCTTGAGTTTGATGTGCGCCTCGATGGGGTTGACCTCTCCGTCGTTGATTCGGTCGGTCAGTTGCTGGGCGATTTGGGCGATTTCTGCCTTGCAGATGTCGCTCTTGGGGATGGTAATTAGAGTTGGGTAGGTCATGGTTTGGATTTGAAGGTGTCGAAGATTCGGTTGCAATACTGCCCGTAAGGGATGCCGATGGCATTCGATAGGTCGATGCACTCGCCCAAGGTAAGTTGGATGGGAAGGGTTTTCTCGGTCAAGGCTTTGACCAAGTCAAGGCCAATAATGGGAAATTTCTCTTTGAACTCAAGGAGTTTACGAAACTCGTCTGCGTTCATTTGTTCAAGTAGGTTCATGGCTTTGCAAGTTGGTTTTGGATGAATTGGATGCCTTTCTCAAATCGGGCAGGGGTCATTTGGTCGATGTCCTTCATGAACTTCGCCTGTTGCTCGGCTGGGAGTTTTTTCACAAGAGCAAGGAAGTCAGCCTTGAGCGTTGCGGTAATCCGTTCTTCGTAGCAAGGAACCAGTCCGAGTTTGTCGTTGAGGTCGCCAAGGCCCTGCTGGGCAATAGCCATCTGCACCTCGTTGGACGATGCGATGCTCGTTTCGATACCGATACCGATGCAGGCCAAGGCACGGCCCCAAGCGGATGTTTCGCAGTTCTCGACGTAACTCGTCTTATTAATCATTGATGAGGTCCTATCCTCGGAGGCGTGGCCTGTTGCACGGATGCGGCCTTCGTTGTCCCGGATAACCGCACGGACGCAGCAGCGGTCGGGTTGCAGGTCAATGAGTTCGGATTCCAACGACCAGCCAGCGTAGGCCGATTCGTTGCGGAAGTACAGGAGGCGTTGATTGACTTCAACGTAGTCCTTGCCTTTGATGTTGGTGGTTTTAAACTTGTGCATGGTTTTGAGGTTTAGTTGGTTAGGAGTGCGAAGATGAATCTGCCGAAGAAGGCGATGCCGAGGCAGGCGGTCAGCAGGATGTAGCCCGTTGCGAGGGCTGCTTTGAGTTTGGCTTTGGTTTCGTAATTCATGGTTTTGAGGTTTGAGGTTTAAAGAAAGTGCGTTGGCGAGTCGCACCCCTCGGTTGGTTAGGCCCCGACATTTATTTTATTTTCGTACCTAGTTTAAATGAAAAAAAACTATCTGCAATGCTGCCACCATTCATTGTACACTCTACAATTAAACAGGGAGTCCCATTTTTGTAAGTGTCAGGGGTCAACTTAACTACTTTAAAAGTGTGTCCTTCTTTTTTGAAAGTATCACCGATTTTTAATTCTGCTGCTGTCATGGTTTTGAGGTTTAGTGGTTGGTTTGTAAAGCAAAGATAATGCAGTCCAATCGATTTTGTGCCACCTCGTAGCAAAAAAATTATTCATCCCCCGTTTTATTGCGATTTGGGGCTATTTCCATACATTTGTAGAAACCTAAGCCATGCCCGAATACCACTCCCTTCGACCTGCCAAGGCCCTGACCAACGCCTTGGAACGGCTGATGATAGCCATCGACAACGCTGACCTTGAAGGCAACCACGCCCTTCTGCTTGAATACCGCAAAGCCTGCGAGTTACTGGGCTATGACCCGGCCATGGCTCAATGGCAGGGAACCAAGGAGGTCCACCTATCCAGCGGTCCCGATGTTGCCGACCCTGTTGCGGTCAACTACTTTCACAAACTAAACCCCGAAGAATGAGAACCATCACCCACCTCGTCGTCCATTGTACGGCAACGCCTAAGCATACAACCATCGCCTCCATCCGCAAGCATTGGAAGGAGGCCCTTGGATGGAAGTCGGTCGGCTACCATCGGATCATTGATTCGACCGGGAATGTAACGGTCTTGGCTCCTGATTCGGCTATTACCAACGGAGTGCAAGGACACAACGCTACGAGCCTCCACGTGTCCTACATTGGAGGCAAAGACAAAGATGACCGTTCTATCGGCCAGCGTCAAGCGATTGCCGTGGTGCTGCTTGATTGGCTCAAGAAGTACCCTACCGCTCGGATATGCGGACACAGGGACTTTCCGGGCGTTACGAAGGCCTGTCCCCAGTTTAATGCTGAAAAGGAATACGGCTACCTATACCTAACTGCCAGCGGTGTAGAACCTGTCGCAGGGGGCGAAGGAAGCAAAGACCTGTAATTCGGGACCTCTGCGGTCCTTGCCTACAAAGCGTCCTGCTTCGAGGGTCATCCAATATCCGCCCAAAGGCTTCGGGCCTCTTCCACGCTCAACGTGAAAGCCCATGTACCCGTCGGCCCATTCTTCTTTGTAAGTCGCAGTCCTGACTTGATGCACGGGCTTTTGAAGAATTTGGTGAGTAGTACGCACATAGCGGTTGAGGATGTTTTGGTGATAGTATAGTTCGTGAACGTGGCCCTGCCAAGTGCAGTCGTAGCCTTCGATGGAGGCAAGGATCCGCTGGTCTTGGATGACTCCCTTGGTTACGGGTCCACCGCCCCCGGAGCCGTGATAGTAGTGCATAATGAAGTTGCAACGATGGTCCGAGTCGTAAATCATCTTGAAGTCAAGCACCCCGCCATAGCCCCCGACTTGAATGTCGGTCTTGCAGGTATGGTTTAAGATTGTGGCAAAGCGAAGAAGGATATCCGTTTCTTGGTGTTGGATGATGGAGGTTTCGTGGTTCCCGTAGCCAAGGACCAGCAGGAGGTCCGCATAGGGTCGGAACCATTCGACTGCCGTGTCAACGATGGAATCCAAGTAACGCCCGTTGTTGTGCTCTGGTCGGATGTCGTCCTTGCTCCTGCGAGGGTCGCCCTTGCCTTGCATTAAACAAAAAAAGTCCCCATTTACGAGGACTTTCGCACCCCTGCGCTTGGCTTCTTCGAGGTGGTTGGTTAACA